AGTTGTCGATGTTGATCTGGTAGTGCATGACCTCTGCTTCACGGGCTGTGAGCGAAGATGCAAGAATTTCTTCTCGGGTCTGGGGCTTGATTTCAGTTTGATCTGCCATGATTTTCCTTTGTGTTAAGAAGTGATTTGTGTGAAGGCTACGCCAAAACCACTAGCTGGAGGTAAAGTAGTTGGATTAGCGTATTTAGTTCCAAAACCAGAAGCAGACCAAGGGTATGCAGTAACAAATGGTGTTATTCCGTGTGATTCAGCTATTGCTAAACCATCAGGACTGAAGGCTAAGTCGGTCCCAGTACTAGCGGGTAATGTAGCGGGGTTAGCATACTTAGTTCCAAATCCCGAACCGCTCCAAGGGTATGCTGAAATAAATGGAGTTATGAGGTGGGCTAAAGCTATCTCAGACCCGTTAGGACTAAAAGCTACGCCGCGTCCATCACCAGTAGGCAGCGTAGCTGGGTTAGCATATTTGGTTCCAAAACCTGAACCTGACCACGGGTAAGCTGATATAAATGGGGTTGTAGCGTGAGTTACCGCTATTGCTAAACTATTCGGACTAAAGGCTACTTTTTTACCATCACTAGCAGGCAAAGTAGCAGGATTAGAATATTTAGTTCCAAAACCAGAACCACTCCACGGGTAAGCTGATATAAATGGTGTTGTAGTGTGAGCTACAGCTATTGCGGAATTATCAGGGCTGAAGGCTACGCCCTGACCATCACTAGCAGGCAAAGTAGCAGGATTAGAATATTTAGTTCCAAATCCACTACCAGACCAAGGATAGGCTGTAACAAAAGGTGTTGTAGTGTGAGCTACAGCTATTGCGGAATTATCAGGGCTGAAGGCTACGTCATTTCCTTGACCCGTAGGCAATGTAGCCGGATTAGAAAACTTAGTACCAAAGCCACTACCCGACCACGGGTATGTTGATATATAAGGCGAACCGGAGTCAGTTACAGCTATTGCAGACCCGTCGGGGGTAAATGCTACAGCCAATCCTTGAGACGGTGGCAACGTAACTGGGTTGGTGAATTTAGCACCAAAACCTAACGCGCTGCTCCAAGGATATGCTGATACAAATGGCGTTGTAGTGTGAGCCACAGCCACAAACTGAGGGTACTGTACATTGCCAACTGTACCCCATGCAATAGATGACGCAGTGACAGGTGGTAGTGATGTTGGATTAGTATATTTGGTTCCAAATGCAGAACCACTCCACGGGTAGGCTGACATAAATGGTGTTGTAGCGTGACCTACAGCTATAGTTGCTCCATCAGGACTAAAATCCACGGAGACTCCAGTACCCGTTGGCAATGTAGCTGGGTTAGTATATTTAGTACCAAACCCAGAACCCGACCAAGGGTAGGTTGAAATAAAGGGTGTTGTAACATGAGCTACAGCTATTGCTCCACTATTAGGGCTAAATGCTACACCATTTGCCTGACCCGTTGGCAATGTAGCTGGGTTAGCATATTTGGTTCCAAAACCTGAACCTGACCACGGGTAAGCTGTGACGAACGGGGTTAAATCAGTACTTACAGCTAGTGCAGAACCATCAGGACTAAAGTTTATGCTTAATGCTTGGCTTGAAGGCAACGTAGCTGGATTAGAATATTTAGTCCCAAAACCAGAGCCAGACCAAGGATAAGCTGAAATAAATGGTGTATTTTGCTGTGCTACTGCTATTGCAGAACTGTCCGCATTAAAAGCTACATCAAATCCAAGTCCTGCTGGTAATGATGCTGGATTAGAATATTTAGTACCAAAACCACTACCTGACCAAGGGTAAACTGATATAAATGGGGTTGTAGTATGAGCTACGGCAAGATTAGCCCCATTAGGACTAAACGCTACGCCGTTTCCAGCACCTGTTGGTAATGTAGCTGGGTCGGAGTATTTAGTACCAAAGCCACTACCCGACCAAGGGTAAGCAGTAACGAATGGGGTTATAGAGTGAGCTACAGCAACAGCTAGACCATCAGGGCTGAAAGCTATACCGTTTCCAGTACCCGTTGGCAACGTGGCTGGGTTACTGTAAGTACCTCTAAACCCAGTTGTCCCCCAAGAATACACAAGGATGTATGGTGAAGAACTTAAACCTAACGCCAATACTTTAGGCGTAGTCGATGAACTAACCTGTGAACTGTTGCTTGAGAACATAACGGCCCTTAGACGGTGTAGTTCTGACCAGCCACTGACCCGAGCCAGCTTGTACCGCTGATGGCTGTAAACACAAACTTGTCACCACGCGATGCCGTGGCAGTCAAAGTTGGCGCAGTTGCGCTAGGCCAATCAACCGTTGAAGGCCAAGTGACTGTGCGAGAGCCTGTTGCATCTTGCAAGTGAACTAGGGTAAAACTCTTGCCAGCTACTGGCGTGGGAAATGTATATACGCAATTACCCGTCAGCGTGATGATCTGCACTGTGCCATTTGCTAAGTCCAGCGTGATGGCTGTTGAGCTGTTGCCAGTGAAAACTTCCTCCGTGTAGCCGTTGGTGAACGTGCCAGCCTGAATGGTCTTGTTGGTCAGTGTCTCAGTGCCTGTCGGGGTCACATAATCTGTCCCGGCAACAGCGGCAGAGATTGCCGTGGCATTGCCTTTCAAGACGCCTGTGATGGACGTTGTAAGCGTAATGGCTGGCGTTGTCGTAGCCGTTGCTACGGTCCCTGCAAACCCGTTGGCAGAGACGACACTTGCGCTGGTAACCGTGCCACTACCAGTGGCTGCAATCGTAATAGTGCCAGCGCCATTGGTAATGGTAACGCCAGAACCCTGAGTTAACGTTGCGCGGGTAAACCCTGTGCCGTTACCAATATCTAATGCGCCGTTTGCGGGAGTTGTGGTTAGTCCAGTACCGCCGTTGGCTACAGGGAGCGTACCCGTCACGCCGGTAGTCAACGGTAAGCCCGTCAAGTTGGTTGCAACACCGCTTGCTGGTGTTCCAAGTGCGGGAGTGGTCAGCGTTGGCGATGTCAGGGTCTTGTTGGTTAGGGTCTCTGTGCTTGTTGCCGTAACAACATTGCTAGGTGTGATAATTCCAGATAGGGTTGTCATAACTTACTCCGGCTGTGTGGGCCAAATGATTGTCCACGGGAAACCTGCTTGTGCTGGTACATCCCGCAATGCTTGGCGATATAACGCGTATTTATCTTTAATGGCTTGGGGTGTATCTGCGCCCTGCGTCCAATCCGTTACAGCTAATTTGGTGTTGCGCTCTACTTTAGTTTCCGCTGCTTTGCGGTCGTTAGCGCCAGCATCCCAAGCTGCCTTCTTTATGTCGTATTCGGCTTGCTCTTCAGCCGTGTAGGGAATCTGAACTATCTCGCCAGTGCTTACATTTATTGTTGTGGTGTGCATGATAAATCCTTAAATGTAAGCAATATTGATTGCGCCAGCGTCAAAAGTATCAGCGCCTAATACGCTAGTTATGCGAACTTGCGTTAAAACAGCCGATAGAGGTTTATACCCCCCTATGTTCGCGAGTGTTGATCCGCTAGTGCCCGTTGTCCAGTGACCAACTGCAACCCAGTTATTTGTTGATGCGTTTTGCAACATAAGAGTTATCATTCCACTTCGTACAAATGCTGCATTACCAATTGCTTCGGAAAAGCCAGTGCTTAAAACAGCTATAGTAATAGTAGCACTTTGGTCTATTGAAAAACTTCTACCTACATACCCAGTCGTTTCAATCCCCCCGGAATCACCAAGTTGTATTTGCAACTCCGATGCGCCATTTGTTGAAACACCTGCAAGATTTATAATTATCATTTTTACCCCCGCTGGTATCCCAGTGAAGTCAATGGCCGTGCCAGAGGTTGAATTTACCGGAGTGCCAAGAGTAAAGCCAGCAGAAATAGCGGCCCATGAGGCATCACCACGCCAGAATGTAGAGGCTGAAGCAGATGTACCTGAGTTGAGATTGGTCACAGGCAAATTGCCAGTAACCCCCGTGGTTAGTGGCAGTCCCGTTGCATTGGTCAGCGTACCACTCGCAGGAGTACCGAGAACAGGCGCAGTCAACACCGGCGCTGTCAGCGTCTTGTTGGTCAGGGTCTGTGTGCCGGTCAGCGTGACAGCCGTGCCGCCGTTGCCGCCAATCTGTGCAAACACTTCCCAGCTTGCTGTGCCTGAACTGTTGTAGACAAACTGAACAGACGCTCCGCTGATATCGCAAACTAAGTCCTGCGCCACATCGGCAATGTTGTTGCCGTTGCGCCCCACAGTCAGGTTGTTTGTCCCCCAAGTACCTGCCACATCAGCAACGATGACCTGAGCGCCGTTGGATGGTGATGCTGGCAGGGTAACAGTAAAAGCCCCGGCAGTTGTGTTGGTCAGCACTCCGTCATTGGCAACGGCTGTGTAGTTGGCTGTTTTAGTGACGGTGTAGGTAATGCCGCCAGCGGCGGGGGCGCTTGATGCCCATGTCGTGCCGTTGCTTGTCAACACGTTGCCTGATGAACTAGGGGCTACAAAGGTCGGTGCTGATGTGCCGTTGCCCAAAATGACGTTGTTGGCGGTAAGCGTGGCAAGGCTTGTACCACCATTCGCAACAGACACAACCTGTGCGGCTGCAAATGTGATGGCGCCGGTCATGGTGCCACCAGAAAGGGCTAGGTATCCACTGGCCGGCAAATAGGCAACCAGCCAAGCCGCGCCGGTGTACACGCGCATCTCGCTTGTCGTGGTGTTGAAATACAAAGCACCTGTTAGCAAAGGGTTGCCGTCGTTGTCCAGCGCCGGGTCCGAAGCCTTTGGGCCAAGGTATCGGTCATCAAACGAATCGTAACTAGCAGCCGCTGCCGTAGCGCTGCCTGCTGCTGCCGTTGCACTGCCGGCCGCTGCCGTGGCGCTGTTGCCCGCGTTGGTCTCGCTTACCGCTGCGGCCGCTGCTGAAATCGCCGCCGCTGTTGCGCTGCCCAGAATGGTGTCTACGTAAAGCTTGGTTGTGGCATCTTGGTTGGCCGTTGGGTCAGCCATGCCCGTAATCTTGTTTGCGCCCATAGCAATGACGCCCGACATTGTGCCGCCGGTTAAATCGAGCTTGAGAGCAAGAGCGGTGTTGACCTGCGTTTGTGTGTACGCGTCACTGATGTTGTAACCAGCAAGTGTGGTGGGGTTTGTGCCAGCAGTGATGCGTCCGTAAGTGTCCACAGTCACTGACTGATATGTGCTGGCACCGACTCCGGTGGTGGCCAGATCAATGTCGTTAGAGTTGACAACAATGCGGGTGGCTGACGCCGTGCCTACGTCCAAGGTGTTGCCGGTCTTAGTCAAGCCCGCGCCCGCGGTAATTTGGCCAGCTCCTGAGAACTGGACCCAAGTTACAGCAGTGCTGCCAAGTGTGCCACCGGGATCGACCGTGCAAACAAACCCGTTGTCTCCGTTGACCGTGCCCGCTTCAACAAAGGTAAAAGCTGATGTCAGTTCTATCCAAGTGTCGGCGTCTGTGGATCGGCTCCAAGTGCCGGCAGCGACTACGTAAATGCCGTTTTCTGCTGGGCTGGTTTGATCTTTGACCAGTACCCGGTCCCCAGTAAGGACCGACACACCATCAATTGTTTGCGGGGCCGACAAGGTAATGTTGGCCGTAGTGGCTGCAACGCAAGATGCTTTGGCGTCTAGCCCTTGTGCGGTGTTGTCAACGTAGTTCTTGGTCGCCGCGTCTTGAGCAGATGTCGGATCACCCATGCCGGTGATTTTGCTGGTGCCCATGGCAATAGCACCAGACATCGTGCCGCCAGCCAAGGCCAGTCTAAGGGCGTCTGCGGTGTCGACGTATCCCTTGGTAGCCGCGTCGCCTGAGTTGGTTGGCGTGGCCAGATTTGTAATGGTGGCCACGGTGCCGGCGTCCATGTCCAAGCCGCCGGAAATCGTTACGTTGTTAAAAGTTGACGTGCCTGAGCTGGCGGTCACGTTGCCGGTCAAATTGCCGGTCACGTTGCCAATCACGTTGCCGGTCACGTTGCCGGTCACGTTGCCGGTCAAATTGCCGATAAATCCAGAGCTAACGTTGATGGTTGTAAAAGAGCCGGTTGAAGCGGTTGTTCCACCGATTGGCGTACCATTTATCGTACCCCCGGTAATCACAACACTGGAGCCAAGAATCGCGTTGCCGGTGACCGTCAAATTGGTAAACGTGCCGGCCGCTGCCGTGGTTGCGCCGATTGGTGTGCTGTTGAGGGTAGAAGCCGTGATGGCCAAAGCCTGCAGCGCGGAAGAAGCAATCAAAGCCGTGCCGGCCGAATTGACCATGGCAACTTTGTAACCATTGGCAGCCAGCGTGGGCAACAGACCAAATCCAGTAGTGACCGCATCCAACTCAAGTCTCAAAGCCGCCGACGATCCGGGCGAGTTGGGGGTCGGGTATGTGGCGTGGTTGTAGTAGCTGTTGCTCATCTCAGTCCTCTGCGTTGGGTATAGTGAACAATAATGTTGTTCACCGTAAAGGGCTCAAAAAGATCAGAGACCGTTGAAATCCGAATGGCCATGTTTTCGGCAGTGCCAGTGACTTCAATCTCAGATGGGCTTGTGTCTGCTCCATCCCAGACAAAATTATCCCAGATCATCTCATCCCAATAGTTTGATCTTAGGTCGTTTTGGTATGAAGCATCGGCAGCTTGGGTAAGAGCAAGGGTGCGGTACCCTAAATCGTATCCAAATTGGATCTCGGCATACGAGTCTCCGGTTAGCTCCACACTGGCTTTACGGTATCTTTTCAAAATCCGAGGCGATTTAATGGAATTGTAAACAAGGTTAATGTTAGAGGCAATTGCTGTGCCGTCAAAGCTTGTGCCCATGTCCATTTGGTACACATACCCGTTGGTTGACCCAAAGAACTGAACAGTCCCGCCGTTAGGTGATTCGCTGTCAATGCAGCAATTGATCGCGTCGGCAAACTCTACAGGCATGGTGCCTAAGACTCTGCCGTTTAAAATCGTCATGTACAGGCCCGTGCCATCAGAAAAGAATACCCGGTATTGACCCTTGTCACGGTTGACCGTGCTACCGACAGACAACTGCCTGTGCGTGTTAATAAACCTTGGTATGGTCATGCTGAGCGACGCCGGCACAAAGTTGCCAAAGTTGAGAGACGTGCCCAAGCTCATGATGCCCCGGTCATCAAGCACATACGCTTGGTCCATGTTCTGCGCGGTGTAAGCATAGGCCCCGGTGCCGGTGTTGAACGCGCTCAAACTAAAGTTTGCCGAGCTGGTGCCGTAAAGCACGCTGGTATCGTTTCGTGTGTAGATGCCCAAAGCACCGCTGGACTGATCTCCCGGCAGCACCAGAAGGTTGGTTACCGACGCGTTCAAGGCGATCTCGCCTGCGCCAAGCAAAGGTGTCCACTGGTACGGGTATCCGAGCCCCGAAAACTGAACCGAAGCGCCAAAGCTTAGAAACAGGTGTTGCTTGTGGAAAGCTATGTGATTGGGTGTGTCCACGGTCATGCCTGTTGCAATCGGCACAAACGTCGTTCCGTCAAACTCAAAAGCTCGATTCACGCCGTCGCATCCGTAAAGCTTGTAGTTGGCCGTGCCGCCGCCAAAGTTAGCAATTACAGTTTCGTAACGGCCGCCCGTTGTAAGAGTAATGTTGCTGCTATTCCCAGCAATACTTGCGATGTTTACGTTCGATGCGTTCTTAACAAACTCGGATTGAAAAGTTCCGGTTTGAGTGGCAAAGATAAAGCGCCCTGCTGCTGTGCCGGCAGCAAAACTACCTGATTGAAGAACAACTCGGCTGACAGTGGCTGTTGCACCCGATGTGACGCCTGTGATCACTATGCCGTCAGCAAGGGTGCTGCCAGCGGCGCCGCCTGTCATGTTGGTTGTACTGCCGGTAAGAGTCGTGTACGTTGCCGCAACCACAAATCCGTTTGGCCCTACGCCGGCAGTAGCTGCGGTAATAGTGACCGTTGTTCCAACAGCGCTTGCGGTGTAGTCTGGTACCGATGTGTGAGCGTTGATGTTGGCCGCCAGTGCCGTTGCCGTTGCGGCCAAACTGGTGACGTAGTTCACGGCCCCGCTGATAATTGAGACCCCGTTAACGGTCAGCGTGTCAATTGATCCCGCGGCTCCGGTTGCCAAGGTAATGGTGCCAGTAGCCGAAATCAACCCACCGGCAGCGGTAAACGAGAGTTCTTTGCCAAGCGCAACCGCGGTCCAACCGCTTGACGTTGATTTGTACATCGACGTTAACCGCCAAGCGTACAGGTTACCGTTGTAGTAAGCCACGCCAAGGATTGATCCGGTTCCGGGCACTGTCGTAATGTCGGCCCGGTAAACGTCAGCCGCTGCGTTTTTATAGGTCGCATCGGTAAGCCCATCAGCCGAGACACCCTGAATTGAAGTGATTGTGGCAACTGGCGAAGCGCTCACGTTTAAAGCTTCGGTGGCTACAAAGGTTCCGACTTCTTTTGTAATGACAATGTTGGTTGAAGTGACCGCGATCACGTAACCGGTTGCCGCTGAGCTCGCGCCCGTGACCGTGTTGCCAACAGACACCGATCCGGTTATGGAGCAGACGAGGATGTTGTACACCGCTTCTGACGGGCTGGGCCGGCCATCAAAACGCTCGTATCCAGTGATGCGCGTGTAGCCGCCGGTAATTGAGCACTCAAAATTTGCAGCCCTTCGCGCCACGCCCGGGGGCAGGGATAGCGTTGGCGTGACCTGATCCAGCCCGCCACCGAGGCGGATTAAGTCATACCGAACAGGTGGAGTGGTAAGCGGCATCTATGCTTTCTAGGCAAGGGGTGGACCGCTGACGACTGTGGGAAGTTGGTCAATGTCCAAACGGTTCATCAACCTTTTAAATTCAAACTCGCCTCTTTGATAGACCTCGGGCGCGGACTCGTAACCGCCGTAGAACATCATGGCCCGGTAAACAATCATCATTTGAAAGCGAGTGGGAAAATAGACGGAAGGCTCATCAGCATCAGCAGAAAACTCTTCTGGCTTAACATAGTACTCGCCTACGATGACATACGGCTGATCCGGAACGGAACCAAAACCTAAGCTCTTGTCTGGGTCGATTGTGATGACCACCGGCCTTGCATAGGTCGTTCGCATGTTCCCGTAAATGTACAGGTTGCGAAAAGTCGTGTAGTCCATGTAGTTAAGCAACTGCTCGTCTTTGTAGCTCTGCCCAACAGACGACGCGCGCCAACTATCACGTTTCCAGTTTGCAAAAGTAGAACCAACGCCGGCTTGGGTTGGTGTGTAGATCTGCTGTTGCGTGACCGTGTTGAACTCGATCGATGTGCGCAACCACTGCCAATCTTCCTTGGCCGTCTGGATGTCAACCCAAGCACTGTTGATCCAGTTGGCCATCCTTGCGTTTTCACCCGTTGCGTTTTGGACAGTCGTCAGCGCAGTGCTGGCGCCGGAGACGCCGCACTCCACTCTTGCTCGGTTGACCAACTGCAGGTAGTTCACGCAGGCTCAGCCAATACGCTATTGAGCCAAGCACGCCCGCGAGGGTTTGCGTCTTCCATGAGCTCGAAAGGGTATGCCAAACCGTGTCTTGCAACCATGTCAATTTGGTCAGGCGCTGCAGGGTTGCGCGTGACTTGGCTGTACTTGGTCTCTTTCATGTGAGCCAAGATCTCAACGTATTTGCGGCGAATCGTACTTGGCACTCCACGCATGAGCGGCTGGTTGGTGCCGTTGCAATTCAAGATTACGTGAGGAGACTGGTTCTCGTCTGTGCTCGAGTGGACCATCACCGTGACCATCTCGTTCATAAAAGCTTCGTCAAGCACAAGCTGCTTGATGTCTTTTGTTATGGTTTCAATTTGAGCG